CGATGGTGCTGAAACCAATGCTGACTTAGAAATATCCTCTGCTGAGATAGACCAAACAATAGAATCTTCGCCATTTGACATTTTGTTCACCTCTGTGCCTTTTGTAATTGGCACCTTACATTATCCCTGCCCGCGGAATTGCGTGACTAGAGATAACTTCTTTGTTACTTAACTTTTGCTAGGCATACTAATTACTTGCCCAGGAACCTTCTCGCTTAAATACTCCTTAACACAATCATACAAACCTTTGTCTGTATAATCAATGTCCTTTGGAATATTTTTCAAAGCTGTTTTAGCTTCAAAGTAATCCTCAGACGGTCTTGGATAGCAGGTTCGCTTAATAACTGACCTGCCAGAGTTATCACTATCTACTCTGTAATCGAAGTACCAAACTTCGTCAAAGTAAGTAGGGATAATTGACTCAATCTTAGGACCAAAAGTTGTAATTGAAGTGTATTTGGTTGCCTTGTTATTACTGCCAATCAACGTTCTTTGAACCGGGTGGGCAGTAAGAAACAAGTTACATTTGAGAGAACGTAATGATTCCAGCAACGTAGAAATTACCATTGCTTCACCATTAAATTCGTCCCAAGTAGGAACCATGATTCCGCCTGAAGTAATCTTTGCACTATCTACTTTTTTAGTAGGGTCAAAATGCTGGAAAGAACCCTTAACTAGCATCTGCATTACTACAGTGCAAGTAGAAAGAGATGTTACTCCATCGAGAATGATATTCTGGTAGGGATTGTATTGAGCGAGACTTGCAATTAGCGGTTTGAAAACGGTCCAGAAGTTATTGGGGTTAATTTCTTCTACTACAAAATCCCCTGCTGCAACTCTTTCTGGATACCAGTCAATGATAGGCTTATGTCTACCATCAAAATCCAATATTAAAGTTTTACCGGGCCATGATGCTGCTGCAATAGTTTTTCCTCTTCCTGTTCCACCTACTAATAGAGCACGAAAATACGATTCATATTTAGCACTGTTTAGATTGGTTGCCATTGTTTACTCTTCCTCTATAAAGACATCTAACAAATCGGTTGGATAGAACCTAATATACTTTGTTCCACCTTCTACAAACTGTCCTGATAACTCTATTAGGCCAGCCGGCTGAAGTCTTACTTTAGATACAGTATATTTATCTACTCCTACTACTTCTCTGTTCTTGTTGTATCTCTTTACTCTTACTACCATCCTTTTCTCTTTGCCTAGAGCTTCTATGGTCTGATTCATGAGATTCCTTTATCAAAGCTTCTAGTTGGTTTACTATCAATGTTACTTTGTACTTCAATCTTTCTCTATCCTCGTTTACTAACACGGCTCCTTGATTTGCTATATCATTACTTAGTCTGTTGCAACTCTGAATAATCATCTCTACTTTGTTTAACTCTAACAGTCTCATATAAACTCCTTTGGCTCTTTTAGAACAATAGTATGTGCTAATTTACCTATTCCTCTAGCAAACTTAACAGTCCAACAACCTCCTGACTTTATATGTTCATCCGTTTTACAGTGATAACAAAACTTCTCGAATCCTCTTTCTTTATAGCCGGGTGGAAGTTTCTCTACTGTAATACAAATTACTACATCAGAATTCATTGCTATCAGAATGTTTCTGGCTTTATATCCTTCCCAGTTTCTAGTCTTTGGTAGATACTCTTCTGTATATTTACCTGCTAACTTAGCTTCTTCAATAGCCCATATATCAATTCCCCCTAAATGGCAACCGCCTGATACTACTTTACTGTAACCAACAATAAGATTTCTTATAGTGAGTTTGGCAGCTATCTGATTATCAATAGTAAACTTAGCTGCTTCTGAGCCTACTATTCCTATTGTCATTTTTCTATCTCAGATACTTTTTTAAGTAGCACTATCATTTCAGGCGTCATTAGTTTACTTAGTTGACTAATAACGACTACTAACTCTCCAAGAGGTTTAGTTAAATCAGTTAATTGCCTAAACTGGCTAATATGAGAAATGATATGTTGAGTCTCTGTAGCAAAAGACATCCTAACATTACGGACATCTTTTAGATAAGCATTCATTAAGGGCAGTAATGTTTCGGCAGCATTTGTTAGTTCTTTCTCAAGCTGCTCTACACTATTCAGAATCTTAGTTCCATCTTCTACTTTAGACATTATATATCCTTTGGATACATGTTCTCCATTAACTCGCTTAAATCATCAAGAGCACTCTTAATCTTTTCCTTCTTAACTGCCTTAACTGTAACACGGCTCTTTGTACAATCGTCACAATGAGGCCGCTCCATTACTTTCTTATTAGTTCCTTTCAGTTTGCGGTATGACATTTGAAACGGTCTATCACAACGATTGCACTCAGAAATCTTACCGTCTATTAGTTCGATTCTGATATGGTGAGAGCAATCCTGTTTAATGCACACGTAGACATAGTAGGGAGGTTTTGTTTTATCCCTTGATAGGTTCTTTAATCTATATTTATGATAGTGCTTAGTCAACTTACTCTCCGTTCTCTGATACTTCTTCTAGTTTATTACCAACACTCCAAGCCGGCCCAATGTGAAACTCATCTTGAATCTTTCGGAGCATAATTTCATCGTTCTCCGAATTACAAATCTTGTTATACTGACACTTAACACACTGGCTAATGCCTAAAGGTGGAGTTTTCAAATGAGATTGAGGCCAGATATTATTCTGAATATTGTAATCCAGAATCTTTGCCCACATAATAGTATTCTTAATCCATCGGTCCTTTACTCCTTCTCCAATAGGAATAGGTACTCTTCTAAATCTCTTCTCTGGCGGATAAGACTTCTGTAATCCTACCTCATTGATGTAAACCAGATTAGAGTTAGAATAAACGCTATAACCAAGGAGTTGATTATCCAAACCAATATAGTCCGCTCTTGCTTGTCTCCATTTGTGGTCATAAACTGATTCACCTAATACGGGAAACTCTGCATGTAAATCAATCTTGCCTTCATAAAGAACGATTAAATCATCGTCCTCATAAATGACCATTGAAAAGGATTCTTCTACACCAAGTATCTTAATGCCATCGTACTTATAATACTCCGTGTAATCAAAGAAGTTCTTGATAATCCATTCTGCCGTTTGTAAATCAATGTGGAGTTTCTGGTAATGTTCTCTACCATTCTCCGCAGACTGTTTAACGGCATCGTCCCAAGAAACTCCTCTTTGTAATAGCTTGTAGTAAATCTCAAGAAGAGTATGACCTAAATCTCCACGTTCCATTGGAGCTATGATTTCATTAGGTCTATAGTTCTTAATGAAGTTTAGGAAAGTATAGAACCCACATTTCTGAATTGCATCTAAGATTTGTGAGTCTAATGCCAGGATTCTTTTCTCTGCCATATTAGTTTCTTTTTCTTAATCGCCTTTAATGGGAAGGAATTTATTTCCGCTTTTTCTAATCATGGTTAATTATTCCCCTAGAGGATTATACCATGAAACGAATCCCCGTGTCAAGCGTTTTCATTTAATTACTTCTTACTTTGTCAATTAATCTCCTTTTTTCTTTTCTATTTAATTAATTGTTGGGTAGGTGTCAAATTTTTGACATAGGCGGGATGGCTCTAGGATTGCGTAGGAGAGGAGATAAGGCTAGACCATGCTAAGGGACTAGGAAAGTCTGAGAGCGCCCTATATAGCCTTCTGGGTACCTAGAAAACGATTCTAGAGCTAGGTTTCAGCCTGTATTAACGAGCGGAAAACCAAGCCACTACCGCGGGATATATGCAATTTTCATACCATTGTTAAAGAGGGAATAGATAATAAGAATGGAGAAAGAGCCAGCAGATTGTTAGTCTACCGGCTCCTTTTCCAATCTACGCTAAACTAATCTCGATAACATTCCTAAAGATATGAGTCTGCATTTCGTAGATTGGAGTTAGCAGTTTCTTAGTAAAGAGGTTATATCCAATGCTAGAAGCTTTAGGAAACAGACCGCTAAGAGAGAAAGAGTTACTCCCTACTTTTTGAATCTCAGAAATATTCTTGAATGTACGAAACTCTATCTTATCCTTAGCTGTAGATACTAGCAAAGTTACTGTTTTCAGTTTCATTGTTTCTCTCCAGTTTAATCCACAAAAGGAAAAAGCCGGAGGATTATTAGTCCCCCGGCTCAATCTTTTTCCGTCTCTTTACTTAGGCAGGAACGGAATTAGCAGCGGCCTTTTCTGCTGCAATCTTCTCGGCCTTTGCCTTTGCCTTTTCCATGAATGACTTAACTTCGCCGGCTGCTTCAAGAGCATCATAGCCGTAGTTATTCATGAGATTCCGAGCAGTACGCTTAAACACTTTCTTCTGCTCATCGTCCAATCCCATTGAAACGATAAACTCATCGAGTTCATCCTTTTCAACTTCGTTTGCGTACTGACGTTCGTTAAATCCATCAGCGAAACAATCGAAAAGAACCTGCTCATCTCCATTAACGAGAGCGAGAGCATCTTCGATATTAGTAACTACGCCATTGGAAACGAAATCCAAAACTACTTCCGGCGCTCCTTCTTTTACGACGTTTCCCTGCTCATCTTTTTCGTCACGCCGATTAACTGTCTTTTCCACGTACTTTCCGATTGCCATAAACTCAATCGGGCGAGAATTAGCGCCGCGTGTATTCCGAACGTACTTGATAAGCTCGACAGCCATAATCTATCCACCTCTGACGGGGAGCCGAAAACCATTCCCGGCTCGCTTGTTACAATTTACACGTTTTCACTAAAGAAGTCAAGTGTCCTGTTTAGGTGACACTCCTATATGTCATCTAGAGATTCTAGCACGTCAACGATAGCCTTATAGTCAATGTGTGGAATATCATCCAACCAAATATCGTCACTAGGACAAAGTTTACACACTTCTTTATCCATTACTTCAAAATCCTCGAATTTAATTACACGACAATTCTGTACCTTATATGGATTCCTTTCTCCCTTAAACAAAGTAATACCAAGATATTTATGGTGATTGCAAGGGAAGAGTAAAGCTACAGCATGACCAATCTTAGGATTCTTTTTAGATTGGTGAATGTCTATTTCAATTACCCGGCTGGTCAGTCTTTTCATAAATACCTCTTTTGTATTTAGTGATAATCAAATGGATAGCATCTCTAATTTCCTCTTCCATTTGTGGATTATCTGAGAGAATAGAATGAGCCGTTTTGTTTGTAGTAATAGTAAACTCTATTACTCCATTATTCTCTGTCAACCGGGTGACTTTGAATCTCACTTGTTATCTCCTGTTCCTACTAAGAAAGCAAGAACTACTATTACTAAAGCAACAAACAGATAGCCGGCTAGAGTTTCCATTAGTGGATTGTTACGTCAAGAGTGATTTTATGTTCTTTCAAATCATCTTTAACAGACTCAATAAGCCTTTGGACTTTCCTAAGTTTCAGCTTATAGTTAAAGTGAGAATCCTCAATAGAAGCCAAAGTCTCTTTACTACACGTTTTTGTTTCTTTAATCAATGTAGTATTAAGAGTGGATACTTCATCTACTATCTGCTGATAGAGCTTAATTATTTCTATCAGAGAACTGTTTACTCTTGAAGTCTGATTTTCGTTCATCAATAATCTCCCTTAAAACTTGGTTACGAATCTTAATCTGCTCCAGAAGTCTCTCGTTTAGCTCTATTACTTTGTATAGCTGTGGAGTAGTATAGCTAAGCCAGCTTCTTCTTACTGTTACTCTAAACTTCTCTACCTCTTCTGGTGTCATTAGAATCCTCTCTTGATTTTCTTTCTGCCTTTCTTACTGATAGCTTCATATAGAGCCATGATTAGAGAGTTCTCATCCCATTGTGTAGAAACTCCATCTAATGTTTCTTTCATTGACCGTCTCTTTACTTCTACAATTTCTGTAAAGTATTCGTCAATGGTATCGGTAGCGATTGGATAGGTAGCATTAACAAACCCTTTGATTTGTCCTATCCTAACTAATCTTGCTTCTGCTTGTTCTTCGTTGGCAGGATTCCATTGTCTTTCCGCTATGATACAGTTATTGCAAACTTCCTGTAACCTATCAACTCCTTCTCCCATTGCTAAAGTAGAAGCAATTAGAAATGGACTTGACTCTGGCTTTAAGAAGTCACTAACCATATCATACCGTTGGTTCATATTCAAACCGGAATGGAATGATAGAGGTAATGGCATTCCGCCATCTTTACAAACTTCACCTAACTTTGCCCATATTCCTTGCATAACATCCTGGTGATGTGCAAAGATAATTAGCTTTTGTCCTGGTGATTCTAACGCAAACTCTTCTGCTAATTCTACCGTTGGAAGAATCTTATTAATTCCTACAAGATGGCGCATAACAGAAAGCATACCAATAATCTCTATTGGATTCTTCTTTCCGGCTTTTTCCATCTCTCTGATAAACTCATTTTCCGCTGCTTGATAGGCGGCTTTAAGTTTCTCAGATTCAAAGTCAACGTGGTAGAATATTCTGTTAGCTCCGGTTACTTTAAGACCAATCTCTTCTGCTACATCTTCTCTAGTTCTACGAAGGATAAAGTCTTTAGTATATTCTTTGAATGCTTCAGGATACTTAATACCAGTATATTTATCGTAACCGTTTACGTTCTCTAGCCTTACCCATTGGTCACGATAACCTTTCCTAGTCCTAAACAAATCAGGTCTTAATATGTGTAGGATGGTGTAGTATTCGTCAGCGTTATTCTTGATTGGAGTTCCAGAAAGAGCAATGACTTGTTTACCTTCACAAATCTTCTTAAACTCGTTTGTCCTTTTGGATTCTCCTTTTACTGCCTGGACTTCATCGGCAATAATAGTCTTAAATCCAAAATCATAAAACGGGTTTTTAGTTTGTTTGGTTTCAACTTCATGGCCCCACTTTGTTTTAATTACAATATCTTCTTCAGTAGAGAACCTACGGAAAATATCGTAAGAGGCAATGTAAACGTTAAAACCTGGAATGGGAGGATTTTTACCATCTTCTATGATTTGGGGAATATAATCCATTCCACACCAATCAAGAAGATTGACCATCCATTGAATTTTAAGGGAGGATTTTGCTACGATAAGGCAGGGGAAAAATGTATCTTCGCAATACTTCATTGCGTAATACATTATACCGAGAGCTTGGACAGTTTTTCCTACTCCCTGCTCATCAGCAATTAAACAACGAAATCCAGAATCAATGGCAAACTGGATTCCTTTAATTTGATAATCGTAAGGAGTGTAACCTCTCTTCTTATTCTTGAATAGCTTGAGATATTCTTCAGCGTTTTCTAAAACTTTCTGAACTATCTCAATAGCCTCTTTAACCTCTTCTTCTGTAATTAGATTCTCTTTGTTAAAGGTAACTAAATGGCCGCATTCTAGCCGGCGAAAGTTACCTATTTCTTTTAGTATCTTTTGTGGAGTTATGCAGATATTACATAAAAGCTTTTGTGCCATGTTTCTCTCCTGTTAATTCCGGCTTGGACTTTTATATTAGCAGAAACGAATAGGATTGTCAACTGTCCACTTTAGGTGACACTTAATAAACGGTTGACAAACCTATTTGTTTGCTATTACAATTCCTCTTGGTCTTTAATACCAAATGCCTTTGCTAAAGCTACTGCAATAACAAAGGATTTTGATACTCCGTGTCGCATTGCTTCTTTCTCTACCGCTCTTCTTATCTCTTTCAATACACAAGCTGGCAATGCTTCTCTTCCGCCTGGAATTGGTTTCTGCCTTCTCATTACTTTGTATTTTGCCATATTAGCCTTTCTTCCTCTTTGTCCAAATTGTTCTAGCAGCAAGAGCAATGAAAGTGTAAGGATTCTTTCCTTTAACACTTATGAATTGCCCAAGACTAATTTCACTGTTAAGCCAAGCCTCAACCAATTCTATCTCTTGTTGAGAGAAAGTACGGTTAGACTTTCTGGTGTTAGTTCCTTTTGCTTTTTCTAGTAGAGTCGGCATCTTTTGTTTTACCTGTGCCTTTCTGTGGAATAGAGCCATATTACTTCTTCTTTTGACCAATAACGTCTGTTATCAGGTCTTTATAGGGAGGATTAAGAACGGCCTTCTTTCTTTTCTTGTTGGCCCACATTTTCTTTTGAGCTAGAGACATCTTATTCCTACCGGCTGGTGTTTGTGTCCAGTGTTTCTTTTTCTTCTTAGGAATCTCATGAATGATTCTATGGAAACGGCCTTCTTCTTGTTCTGGATTAACCTTTCTCAAATTCTTTTGACGCCTAAGCTCCAGGTCATTATAACCCTGTGTAAAGGAATCCAAAATCTCTTTCTCTCCATACTTCTTTACTGCTCCAGCTAGAGAAAGGTTTTTATCTATTGTTCTGCTAATAGAACGTTTGGCTTTTCCATTATGAGCCGGCATAACATCTAACAGTTCATCTAATGCGTCGGCTGCTTTACGGAGTCGCTTAATACACTCGTTAATCATTTCTATTTCTCCACAAACACAATCTGCTTATAGACATGGGAAACATGAGAGTATTCACAGTTAGCACAATACCCATTCATATCCGGCTTTGCACTAAACTTATCACAAACACCGGCTCCCCTTAAAGATAGTAACTGGAGATACGTTCTTGCTTCGTGCTGTAACTCTTTGAATGTCATATTAATGAACCCTATACTCTTTCAGGACATTAGTTACAACTTCGTCAATCTTCTCTATTAAAGAAGCATTGGAGTCAAACATACCAGCTTCTTCTATTTTCTTTACTGTTTGCATAACAGCATAGATGAAACTGATTAATGTCATTTGATTGACTTTGGTTAGCTCTCTAAACTCTTCGTTTTCCATATATTACCTCATGCTTTTTGGTAGGAGTTCGCCAAGAGTTACATAACCAATGGCAGGGACTATCTCAATATCAACGTTCTGATATTTCAGACTCATCTTAAAAGTCTTTTTGGAGATAGCGTTGGTTATGTTAATTGCACCGGATGGAGTTAAGGTAGCAATTTCGACAATGCCGGATTTTCTCCATCGTATTACTAGAGCTTTATCCGGTCTTTCTTGTATCTTTCGTCTTAACTCTTTGAATGTCATATTACTTTGCCTCTTTAGCTGCCTTAATCCTTGCCATCATCTCTTTCATTCTATCAGCTTTAGCTTTTAGTTCTTCTTCCGTTACCTTTGGCTTTTCTGGAGCAGCAACCGGAGTTCTCGTAAGAATTTCAATATCTGTTAGAGGCTTTTCTTTCTCTACTTTCTCTGACTTATCTTTCTTCTTTAAGCCCCTTGTCATTTCGTTAATGTCAAAGCCAAGAAGCTCCTTAACATCATCTCTCTTAGGCTTAGGAGCTTTCTTCTCTCTTGGCTCCGTTTCCCAATTAACTTTAACATTGGGGTCCGTTATCAGAGAGTCACGGTCTGATTTAAGATATGGTGCAATTCCTTTCCGGCCAACAAGCTTGTATAGTCTATCATGCACCATTGCCCATTCACGACGAGCAAAAAACTCAATCTTTGATATTTCTACTATCCTAGCTTCTATCGCTTCTCTATCCATTGCTTCAATAGCTAGAGATTTTTCTTCAAACCATTTAACGTATAGGTCTTTGTCAATGTCGTATTGTCCCATTCGATTCTCCAATCTACCAGAAAACTTAGCACATTCAAAAGAGCAAAAAACATATGGAAATTCTGTTTCAGTTAAGCAGAATTTACAAATACCGTTTGCTAATAGTTCATTCATTTAGAAAAGGCAGTTATACGATACTGCCAAACGTTGCCCTGCTAGGGATAATCAGCTTTAAGTTATCCCGAAGTGAAAGAAGCAATTAGTTCTGTTCTTCTGCCTTCTTTCTTTTCCTTACTTCTTTCCTAGAGATTCCCCTTTCTCTCCTTTCTCTCGAAATCTTGCCCCATCCCGTTTCCTTACTTCTCAATCCATTATCCCAATCGAACTGAGCGGCCTGCGAAAGACTAAGCGTTTTGAATTCTGCCATTTTCTTTTCCTCTTTTCTCTTTTGTCTTTTTTGGAAACAGGTTAGGGATTACATCTCTTTCTCAAGGAGAACCCTAACCTGCTCATAGGTTTTGGGAGATAATATTTTTATACACAATATCAAGTGGTCCGCTAACTCTAATCCTTACACTTCCCATAATCCGCAAACTATGGCATGTTCCAGTGTAATTAAAAGAGACCTATAAGAAGCGAACGGCCTGCTTTTGTGTCCGGTTATTAGCCGGAGTGGATACTTATAGTTTCTATAGTCATAAATTTGATTATAGTTTTACCATCGTTACTCACCAGTTAAATCCACGCATCCCAATCAAGAAACATAATGTTAAGTTTGCTAGACTGTAACTTCTGTTTAATGACTGCCTTAATCTTTTGCTCCTCTTCCCAATAGAAAGAGTTACTACTAGAGGGAAAGTTACCGTAAAACTTGTATATCTCTAGAGTTGGAACTACATCCCAAGAGATATATCTTACCAATGCTCTCCAAAGGAAATCACCAGACTTATCTTTCTTTCCAATTATGGCAAACTCTCTTCTGTTGCAGAAATGGAAAGGAATATGTTTGTTAATGCCATCGGGAGCATAGCAAGAACGAAAATGACGAGAGATAGAGCAACGGAGAATATCTTTATGGCGGCAGGAAAACACAAAATCATCATAATCAGCTTCGAGTTCTAACAAAGCTTCTACTCTAGGCTTAAATGTGATTCTGTTACCGTCAAAGTTATTCACCGTTACTCCTTTCTCTTACTACTGCCAAAACTACTTTCCGGTTGCCAGAACGTACTCTTTAACTACTCCACGAGTAATCTTAGAGGGAGAAAGAGCAAGAATCCTGGCTCCATTATCCTTATGGATTTGGATTGTTTCTTCTAGCTCTTCTGCTTTTACGAGAACTGCAATTACCTTCATATTACCTTTCCTCTCTCTTCTGTTTAAGAACTGCCAAAAGAACGGTCTTGTTTACCTTACCCATAAAATCAGTATAGGCAGGGCAAATAAGAGTAAGCATGATTAACGCTTTTGAAACGTCAATCAAAGATTGCTCATCGGCAACCATCTTGATAAGAATGTCCTTTGTTACTTCAGGACAATTCTTATCTTCTAGCATTGTCATAACAGACTCTTGAATTACCTGGAACGTTGTCATACTAGCACTCCTTATACTAGAAACAGGGCCAATTCCCTTTCTTTTATTCTCTCTTTAAGAAAGAACAAAAGGAAAGGAATTAATCCTTCCCCAATCTTTTCAATTTGGCTCTTTCATCTCTACGTTTAAGATGAAATTTGTTGCACAAAGCTCCGAGCAAAACGTCGGCAGGTCTTTACATTCTTCGCAAAGACATCTTTCTGCTAACTCTTTGTGGCAATAATCACAAGAACGGACTTTCTTTCTTGCGTTTGTGCAAGTAGAGCAAAGACAATCGCAGAAATCAGGCTGCATACAGATACGACAGTTTTTCATATTACTCTCCTTCTCCAAAGATGTGTTTTTCACTCAGTAACCCATTTCCCTTTCATAGTGACTGTTTCTCTGCTCGTTAAAGAAGTCTTGGATAAACTCCTCTACGATTTCAGCTAACCTCTTATCCATTGAAGGATAATCCGGCTCAGGAGTTACTCTATTCCCTTTGCAAGAAACACAGGGAACATCATACATTCCTGAAAAGTAATTCTCCCTAAAATCAGGGTCTTGGTCAAAATCTTCGGAAGATAATCCGCCGGAGTCTATAGACGGATTAACATGTTTCCCTCTCCCTTGACAAACAGAACAAACCTCATAAATACAAGGAACGTCTGTTTCTCCTTCTTCTGTTTCAATGGTAGCAATCATTGATTTTTCGTCAAATGATTCGTACCATTTATGACTGATTTCTCTATGGTCATATCCCATATTAACCCCTTTTCCTTTTTACTGTTAAGAACCGATTGCAAAGAGAATCACGGCTGAAACAAAACAAACCATGATTAGGAGAACCATACCAAAGAAAGACTCAATCCAGGTTTCTTTCATTATTTCTTCTCCATTCCTGTATTTTCGTCAATCTCGACCGGCTCACCGTTTGCCACGATAAAGACGAAATTCTTTTCTTTATCCGCGTGAATGAAAGGGACATTTACTTTCCTTTTATCGTCCCAAACTTTCGATTTTGCTTCTTCTGCCGAATTAGCTTCAATTTCGGCGTATCCTGATACCTGATAGAATCTAAATCTTCCCATTTTCATCCCTTCTCATATCAAAACCAATCATTATTTCACTAGGTCATTGGCCCAAACTTAAATCATTCTACCCTTTTTCGCTTCTATTTAGTGCTAAATCGAATCATTTTAGCGATATTTGGTTTAATGAGATTCGCTTGTCCCAAATTACCTATGTAGGAAAGTAGGAGAGACTTCTTCCAGACTCCCTACGCTCTCGGCTCGCTCTTCTGCCCCTCTTCTGAGCCGGTTCTTACCGGAATGGCCCTAACCTGCTCTCGTTAGGGAAGTTAGCTGCAAGCTCCCCTATCCTAGCACGTTAGTCTGTAGACCACAAGTGTCCTCGTTAGGTGACGGTGGGTTTTCTTATTTAATTGTTAATATTATCTTCTTCTTTTTTTTTTTCTCTTTTTTAAGACCCCCCACCATACCTGTCATCTACATAGGACACCCAAGGCCAAAAGACATAGAGCAGAGTAACCCTACCCTGAGCTTAACCCCCTGCTATGTCATACACTTACGGACGTTAGGCTAAGAAGAGGGGAGTAAGAGGGGAGTAAGTGTGCCAGAAGTATGATATAGGTCTAGCCTAATTATTTAGTGTCCGTAATCTGGGACAAGCCCTATCTTTAGTGAGAAAAGGAATCATTGTTGCTCTTTTTCTATCAATCTCATTATAAAAGGAATCATTATTCCGTTTGGGACAAACGCAAGAATCATACCATTATCGTTAATCTATGCTCTATTTAGTGCTATCGGATTTCGAGGGGAGAAAAAAGTACCAGATTAGTCAGACTTCGGGATTTCTTGAGTTACGGAAGCTCTTAATTTATTGGCTTTTCTGCTGGCATGTAATCTGCAAGAGCAGGAGCCGTTAGACCGTTCTTTGACAATCGACAGTCTGTTAGATTCTCCCGGCTCCCTGCAATCCAAGGGGAGTGTTATGGACAGAATGAGCAGAGAACAGAAGCTCCAGTATTTCGGAGAGCTTTACATCCGGCAGATTCTCCACAATCGGCACCAGCGAGAGCGAGCTAGAGCCATCGTGAGACTTTTCGAGGAGTCTACGGGAGAGAAAACCGTAGAAGAGTTACGGGAAAGGCTACATCGGCAATTTGAGGGGAGCGAGAATTATTCGCTTCAATTCGAGCAAGAGTTAAATAAGGCGAGATTCTAGGGTAGGATTGGGGAGCCGGTAGAATCTAACAGACTGTCAAACCATAGGAGAGAGCCAATGGCAGAAGAGCAGAAGCAAGAGAGCGAGAGCAAGCCAGAAGAGAGCAAGAGCGCCGAAAAGCTTGTAACGATGGACCTGCAAGAATGCCGAATCCCAAAGAGAGGGAAGGGAGCAAAGGGAAGCGTAGAAGCTCAGGTTTTCGGAGTTCTCGAAATTGACGAAAAGACCGGAGTTCTGAAAAACGTCAAATATACGGGAGCCGAAAAGCTCGACACAGAAGCACTGATTCTGAAGCTCTCAGACTTGGGAGAGATTAACGAGATTCTTCTCAGGGGAGTTAATCAGATTCTCCGGTCGGCTGCTATCAAGTCTCAAGCAACAATGAGCCAGCTTCAGCAGAAGATAATCCGAGAGGGGCACTGTGATTCTCGGAAGGAAGCAAAGAAGCTGGCAGCCGCGTTGATTTCAATGCGGAAAAACATTGTCGAAATGGGATACGAGCCACAAACGTTTGACGAAATGCTAGCGAAGCGAAAAGCCAAGCTAGCGGCAGAAAAGCCAAAGAGCTAGACCGGCTCCCGGCTCGCTGAAAGGGATTAGAGGGATTCTTTCTCTCTAGTCCCTTTT